CGCATAGTTAGAAAACTTCAATTGCTTTACTTCTCCGTTAAGAGTAAGTTCAAGTATTCCGTTCATAGTTTGTTTTGTTTAATTTATGCTATTGTTGCAAATGTTGGTGCGCCTGTTCCTGCAAACTCAATTGAGTAAGTAGTTACATCTTCCATAGGTGCTGAAACTTCGCAAGAAGTAATGTAAGCACTTTGAGAAACTGATTTATCACCTGTCATATCAGTCCAAACGATAGCAACTAACGCTCTTGAATTGTATGCAGTGAAAATATCTGCTAAGTCTTTATTTGTAGCTTGAAAATCTGCAAGACCTTCTGCTGTGTAAGTAATATCTCTTAATCCTGGCATAATCTCTTTCCAACCTGCTGATTCCTTAGAAGTTGTTTCGAATACATCCTGATTCATAGACATAGTAACATTGGTTAATTCTGCTAATTGCGTTCCATCCATTTTTAAGATTTGCGCTGTGCCGTTGTAAACTGCCATATTATTTTAATTTAAAGTTAATTATTCTGTTATTGTATAAGTTCCTGTGAATGATACCGTATAGCTTACCACATCTTCCATTGGTGCGTTTACTTCAATGCTTTCTACATAAGCTAAACCTGTGTAATATGCTTGTGCTAAAACAGGATTTGCAATTAAAATGTTTATAGGTGTTCTAAATTTATAAGCATCAAATAAAGTTGTGATACCCAAGTCAGAAGCACCCTCATCAAAGTTTACTAAAGCATCAGCCGTAAAAGCAAACTCCCTTAAACCTGGCAAAGATACCGAATAGCCACCCGCTTGTTTGCAAGTAGCATCTATCATAGCATCGTTTAATGTAATAGTTACATTTGTTTGACACATCAACGGAAAGTTTGAATCCGCATCGTAAAGTAAAATATCCGAACCGTTTAATACGCTCATCCTTGTTGTATTTTAAATGTAAATCTTATTAATCTTCTCACTAAAACCCCTGTATCTATCAGTTGCTCAAGTGTATTTGTGCTTTCCATTAGCGTTCTAATTACATACCAATCAGGACTTAAATCCAAATATCCAGCTTGTCTTGTTCTTACTAACTCCATTACTTGATTAGAGATAACATCCGCCATCTTTTTACCACCATAAGAGTTGTCAAATCTTGTACAAACCTCAATTAAAACACTAACTTCTTGTCCGTATGCTTGTTTACTACCTTCTAATAATTCCGTAGAAGTAAAAGTTGATAACAATACATAAGGTTCTGCTGCTCCTGCTAATACACCAGCTGAATCATAGACTGTTATAGGATTACCATCGTAAGTAAGCGACCCTGTTAGTCTCTGAAACAATTTAGTTCGTATTAATTCGCCAACATCTTTCATTCCACAAATTTACGATTTATTTACTAATATTCTTAGCAATTTTTCTCATATCTCTTAAAAATACTTTTTTGTATTTAATATAAGCTGGGATAAGAAATGGCTGAGCCTTCATAGTTCCTTTACCATTAACATAAAACTGCATAGCATAAGCACCAAATCCTTCAGGAATACTAACATTAATACCAGTACCAAATTCCACATAAGGAGCATAAGGAGCAGGACTGCCACCAAAAGCAACTATTCCTACATATGGATTTTGTGTATTTGCATTACCTGAACCTCTTAAATGAGAATCTTGAACAGGAACTGCACTTAAAGCCTCTGCAAATATTTGGTCAGTATTTCTTTGAATAGCAGATTTAACTGCTAAATCAGTTTCTCTTGAAACATTTTTCAAACGATTTAAAACTCTTGAAGTACCTTTTATTTTAACTCCCACTTCTCTCAGTAATTAAGAACTCAGCAGATTCAGTTAATATAAATTCAGGAGAAGATACCGTTCTACCTAAAGTAGCCATTATGATAATCTCTTTTTTTCTTTCTTGAACTACCTTAAAAGACTTTATAGTGTATTCGCCTGAGTTATAAACAATCTTATTCAATTGAGATATTTCAGGGAAATCATCATAACGAATAGTAAACTCAAACAAATTATCTAAGTTGATTCTTGAATCCTCTAAAGACCTAAATCCATTTTGCGCCCTTATTTTAGCCCAAATAGTCTTACCTGCTGAATATGTACCTGTGTAACCACCAGCACCATCAGGAGATTCTGTTAAAGTTTTAATAACGATTTGATTTCTTAAATTACCTGCTCTCATTAAATACCGAATATAGTGTTTCTACAATATGGCATAGCTTGTCTCTTTGAATCAGAACTTAACTCGTAAGCCTGTTCTCCAACAACATAATTTTCCCTATTTTCGTAGTCTGTTGATACTTGTTTTAATATGGCTAATTTTAAGCCCTTAGGAACGACTGCAAATCCTGCTTGGTACTCTACTAATACCCCTTGCGTTGAATAAGCCTCAAGGACTTTATATTGCAATCCACGAGTAGTATATTCAAGTGCTACATCATTATCATCAACTACCGAGATAACATCGGTAACTGGACCATAAGGAATCTCAGCAGGTGTGTGAAAATACAACCAGTAAGCCTTTAGAGTTTTCTCCCCCAAAGACAGACCAGTGAATTTTTCCATTCTTTCTCTTGCAGAGGTTATCAATTCCTCGATTAAATCATCTTCAGCATCTGAAGAAATACGCATATAATCTTTAGCCTCTTGTAATGTAACAGGCTCACTAACAAGGTCATCAATAACCTCTACTTGAAATTCAGAATTTATCATTTTTTTTACTCTACGGGTTGAGCAGTTTGCTCATTAATACCTAAAACTTTAGCTAATTCAATTAACGCATCAGCAATAGCCTTTGCATCTTGTAAATTAAAAGCACCTTTTTGTGTTGCGATATTAAGACCTTGTCCTAATATGCCATAAATTTGTTCGTTGTTCATAGTTCAAAGTTAAGACTTTTATTATTTATAACAAAACTAAACCTTTTTCATCAGCTACGATTTGATAAAGAACATCATTATCAGTCCCCCAAGTCGCAAACTGCTCATCAGTCATTTGTAAATTACCTTGAATTAAAGACATTCCATCTTCATCAGCTAAGTAATAATAAAGTGTACAATTTGTTGCAGAAGCTGAGAAGCTATTTGCTTGTACATAAAGTTGTGTAGCAGTTCCTAAAGTTGGTACTACCACTGGTTCGATTGGCTTTAAGCCGTTAGTTAATTTTTCCATTATGTTGTTGCTAAAAGATAATATGTTGTTCCGTTAATCACTATTTCTACTTTATGTGTACTTGCTACTGCTACTGCTGATGTTACTGTGTTTCCTATTGAAATTGCACCATTTACCTGAAGTTTTGCACCGTTATCTGTGGTAGTGTTTATTAGGACATTTCCTCCTGAAGTAATACGCATTCTTTCGGTAGATGAATTTGTGCCAGTTGCAAAAGCCAAAAAGCCTTCTCCTCCTTCAAAATTTTCATTACCAAATCTTACTTGTGAATTTACATAAGTATTCCAGTTTGCATAATAACTACCTATTGATGTATAAGAATTAGCTGCTGTATTATTATTGTATATTGTAATTGCGTTTGCATTTGAATTAGCACTTGCATTTATAGTTAATATAGAATTTGGCGAACTTGTTCCGATTCCGACACTACCCGCAGAAGTGATACGCATTTTTTCGGTATCATTTGTATCGAATCTTAAATAACCACTTGCCCCTGTTACTCCTACTAATTGAACAGTTCTATCACCCCATCCAATTGCTGAAGATGAATTTACAATTATATTACCACCCGAAACGTGTAATTTTTCACTTGGTGAACTTGTACCGATTCCGACATTCGTACCATTATCGTAAATCAAAGAGTTTCCTAAAGCACTTGTTCCAGTAAACTTAGGTAGATAATTAGTAGTACCAGTTCCTGTTACAGGATTGGTTAAAGCAGCTTGATATTGAGGAATATTTAAAACTCCTGAAGTATAAGTTGCAGCACCTGAAGTTCCACTTGTAGTTAAAGAGATAGCTGCTCTTGCTCTTGCATCTGTATAGTAAAGATTTGTACCTTCGGTTAAGAAAGTTGTACTCTTTGCAGCAAAAGAAGTATTAAAACGAGCATCTGTGTAATAAAGGTTTGTGCCTTCCGTTACTTGTGTCGTTGTGTAATCACCTGAAGCAGCTACAACCGCACCTGTTCTACCGAATACAGAAGTAACTGGCGCAGTATCGTAATCATTCCAAGAAGCAGTAATTGTTCCACCATCTTGTTGATTTAAAGTCAAAGTTTTAGTAGCCGTTCCTGTTACCGCAGCACTAACAATAGAATCGTTATAAGCCGTATCCCAAGTAGTTTGAGAAGCAGTTGTAGGTATTCCGTAACCTGAAGTAGTTGATAAAACCCCTGTTGTTGAATTATAATCTAATCCTGTTACGCTTTCGCTAAAAGCACTTCTTGCTCTTGCATCTGTGTAATATAAATTAGACCCTTCTGTGATAGCACTTGTAGTACCCGCAGTTTTAGTCCATAAAGAAGTTGCAGAAACATATTGTAATATATCTCCGTTTAAAGGACTTTGAGCAGCCACATTATGCAACTCATCCATCTCATATCCGTTCTGTATTTTAACCTCTACAATTCCTTGTGTTGGATGTTGCCTTGTTACTACACCTAAATAAACTAAGTGAGCAGGAGCATATTGCTTAGTAGAAGTCCAAGCACCAGCGATAGTTGAACTTAAATACAAAGCCGTACCTACTACATAATCGTTAGTATTTACATCACTTAAAGCACCTGAAACTACTACATATCCGTTATTATTATTAGTGATGTCATTTTCTACAATACCATAAGTTTGCGCTGAAGTAGAATCACCTGTTGCGATAGCTTTAGTAATCGTAGGCAAGTTTCCGTGTCCACCATTTATGTAAACTACCGTACCTTTAATTAAGGTTGCACCAGTTTCGTTATAAACCTCTGTAATTAATCTTTGAGCGTTAGCAATTGTAGAAGGGAAAGTAGCTAAAGTACCATCCCCTTTTATGTATTGTGCGCCTGTTCCTGCTCCTGTTACCGATATCGTTCCATTTGAAGTCAAAGGTGAATTAGAAACAGAAAAAGCAGTAGGCATACTTAAACCAACCGAAGTTAATCCTGTGTCAGCATCTGACCAAGAAGCCGTAATAGTTCCTAAGTCTCTTTGTGTTAAAGTTAAAGTCTTTGTTGAAGTTCCAGTAACCGCAGCACTTGTAATTGTATCGTTATAAGCAGAAGAAACATTAGCGTTTGCATTTACTCTTGCATCTGTAAAATAAAGGTTTGTACCCTCTGATATATTTGAAGTAGTTAAAGAAACTGCACCTGTCAATCCGTTTACCGAAGTAACAGAATCCGTATTATCTACTTTTTGCCAAGCTGAACCATCATAAATCGCCCAATCGCCTACTTTCCAATCAGTAATTCCATTTAAGTCAGTTGAACCAGCTACACTTACTATATAATAATAACCTTGTGTGCCTACTGAACTTGCTAAAGTTGGTGTATTAGTTGAAGCATTCCAAGTTCCCTTATAAATTACGCCACCTACTAATCCGTTGATTTGATTTTGTACTTTACCGAATGCAGATAAGATTGAATCTGAAGCTGATATAGACCCTCCAGTAACATTTAATCCTGTAAGTACCTTTCCTATCACTGCGCTATTTAAAAGCGTTACAGAGGCACTACCTGGTCCTGAAGCTGAAGCCTCGCCTGTTAATGCAGTAATATAATCTCCCGCAGGTTGTTTAGCATCCCAAGAAGATTGACTTGCAAGTGTTGGAATACCATAACCAGCAGTAGTGCTTAAAACACCTGTTCCACTTGTATAGGTTAAGCCTGTTGCAGTATTGCTAAAAGCATTTCTTGAACGAGCATCCGTAAAATATAAATTAGTACCTTCTGTTACTTGAGTAGTAGTATAGTCTCCTGATTGAGCAACCACATCACCAATACGACCAAAAACAGAAGTAACTAAATCACTTGAAGTATTATCCCAATAAGCGCTTATCGTACCACCATCTTGTTGTGTTAGCGTTAAAGTTTTGATTGTTGTTCCTGTAACTGCTGCGCTTACGATTGTATCATTATAAGCGGTGTTCCAATTACTTGAATTATCTGTTAAATATGAAATAGTACCTGAAGTTGATTTAACAATTCCAGTTCCGTTTAATTTTAGTTGTAAGTCAGCCGAAGTATATCCATCTAAATAGTCAGCGTTTAAGTTTGTTACTTTAGTAGTAGATGCAACCTGAAATGGCGCAGTACCGGTAGCAACTGAAGATATAATTTGTTGAATAAATGTTTTAACACCATCAATTGATTGATTTCCAGTTAATAGCACACTATTCCCTTGCGTATAGGCTTGTAAAGTTAAGGCAGTAACCTTTTTAGTTTGCCCACCATCCACAATTGGAATAACATCTGTGTTTTCAACAGAAGCTGATAATGGAGGTAATTGAGATATTTTAACATTTGACATATTACTTCTTCTTTATTTTGCCCTTAAATTCTTTTGTAATTCCTTTTTCTACTATTTCGGTAAAGTAGCCAACCTTAATAAATTCCTTCATTTTAGTAGTTAAAACGAGGTCGTAATAGTTATTTCTGAAATATTTTTTCCCTTCGTGAGAGAAATCTACTTTGCACTTGTACATACACAAAGATACTAAGATTTTTAGCATTTTTAAACTATTTAGAGAATCGCCTTTTTTGAGATTCAGACATCTTTAATCTTGTTTCTTCTGATACAGGTTTCTTAATAACTTTCTTAGCTGATTCAGACATCTTTCTTTTGGTTTCTTCAGAATGTTTAGAACCTAACTTATTTTGTCTTTGTTTTTCTTTTGTTTCAGAACTTGATTTTTTGCCTAATTTATTTAACCTGTGTTTTTCTATTGTTTCAGGAGATATGATTCTTCGACTATTATTTAATCCTATTTTATACTTATGCTCATCGGTAAATATTTTACCTTTTAATGAATTGCTTATTTTCTTTTTGCTTTCTTCACTATGTCCACCATTAAAATGCTCTGATTTTACATAAAGTAAATTTAAACCATTACTAACTGAATCATATAAATCCTGATAATATCTTTCCTTGTTATTTAGTTCTTCAGTATCGCATAATTCAAGTATTTCAAATATGTGAGCATCAACACCATACTTAAGCATAGAATTATAGATTTTAACTTGTTGTTTACAAGCCATTCTTTTATAATGTTTAAATCTGCGTTCAATATCAATCGATTGACCAATATAGATTTTACCACTTGGAGAAGTGATTTTATAAATTCCTATCATAATTATTTAATTAAAGCATTGTAAAGTTACGCAATATAAAGGAATAAAAAAAGGGTAGATACATTTAAGTACCTACCCAATTTTGCTTTAACTAATTGATAGTTAATATTTTACTTAAGCTACATTTCCTAAATCTGCATAAATTGCAGCAGTAGGTAAAAGCAAATTCACCGCTTCGTAGCACTCTATACGAGCTGTAACCAAGTTCTTGATGAAGTTATCACCACTCTCGTAAGAGAAAGTAACATTTAATCCTTCAACTTCAACTCTTTCTAAGTAGTCTCTATCAAAGATTAAAACTTTATCATCAGTTACCCAAGAAGCCTCGAATACAGGAACTCCGTAGATA